TGATGTTCGACATGGACGAGCCTGGGCAGAAGGCAGCGCAAGAGTGCGCCGAGATCATCTCTCCCGGTAAGGCGAAGATCGCCACCCTGGTCCGCAAGGACCCCAACGAGATGCTCGTTGAGGGCATGACGCAGGAGATCATCAACTCGGTCTGGCAGGCCAAGGTCTACCGACCGGACGGCATCCTGACCGGTGACGAGATCGACGTTACGACCCTTCAGGAGCCCGTGGCCGGCTATGCGCTGCGGCTCCCGAAGCTGAACGAGATGATGGGCGGCATCCGCGAGGGCGAACTGACGCTGCTCACGGCAGGCTCAGGTGTCGGCAAGTCGACCCTCGCACGAGAGATCGCCTACGGCCTGCACCAGGACCACAGCCTCACCATCGGCAACATCTACCTGGAAGAGAACGTCAAGAAGACGGCTCAGGCGTACATCGCAATCCACAACAACATCCCCCTGGGCAAGCTCAGGAAGGACCCCACGCTGCTCACTCCCGATCAGTGGGAGCGCAGTCACGCCGAGATCAATCGGCAGCGGATGTTCTTCTACGATCACTTCGGCTCACTGGAGAGCGACCACCTACTGTCGAAGATCCGCTACATGCGGGTCAGCCTCGGCTGCAACTTCGTGATCCTCGACCACATCAGCATCGTGGTCTCAGGTGCCGAGGGCAGCGGCGAGGGCGAGCGTCGAGACATCGACAAGCTCATGACCAAGCTGCGCTCCCTGATCGAGCAGACCGGCCTCGGCATCATCGCCATCGTCCACCTGAAGCAGCCTGAAGGGACGCCTCACGAGGAGGGTGGGCGCGTGACGCTCAGCCAGCTTCGAGGCTCCGGCGCCCTCAAGCAACTCTCCGACAACGTCGTGGCTCTGGAGCGAGACCAGCAGGGCGAAAGCCCTGACGTGTCCCGCGTCCGTGTCCTGAAGTGTCGAGAGTTCGGTGAGACCGGCGAAGCTGACCTCATGAAGTACGACCGCGAGACCGGCCGGCAACTCCCCACCAGCGAGGTGTTCAAGGACGAGACAAAGTCCTCGGACACCCCACCCTGGGAGGAGAACCAGGACTTCTAACAGCCCGCTAGGGCGAGCAACCTACTCCAACGAGAGGGGAAATGGCACGACTACTATTCGACATTGAAGCCAACGGTTTCTTGGACACCGTAACCAAGGTCCACTGCCTCACCATCATGGACATCGACACTGGCGAGATCAGCCAGTTCGGCCCCGACAAGTCCTCCCTCAATGAGGGCTACTCCATGCTGTGGGTCGCTGACGAGGTCATCGGTCACAACATCATCAAGTACGACCTGCCCGTCCTCGACAAGCTGAGGGCATTCAACTTCAGCAACTGGACGGCCAAGATCACCGACACCCTGGTGATGTCTCGACTGCTCTACTCGGACATGGTCGACAGCGATCTGAAGCTGTCCCGAGAGCGTCTTCCCGGCAAGTACATCGGCCAGCACTCGCTCGAAGCCTGGGGCTACCGCCTCGGCGTCTTCAAGTCCGAGTACACCGGCGGCTGGGAGGAGTGGAACCAGGAGATGCACGACTACAATCGGCAGGACGTGGTCGCCAACAAGGCGCTCTACGACCGGCTGATCAGGATGCCGATGGCAGAGACAGCGTGGTGGGTCGAGACCCGCTTCGCGCAGATCATCGCCGAGATGGAACGCAACGGCTTCGGCTTCAACTTCGCTGCGGCTGGCCGTCTCTACTCGATGCTGGTCGGCAAGCGTTCCAAGCTGGAGCTTCAACTCAAGCAGGCCTTCCCGCCCAAGGAAGTGACCGAGATCTTCATCCCCAAGGTCAACAACAAGACCAGGGGATACGTCAAGGGCGTGCCATTCCTCAAGAAGTGGACGGTCGAGTTCAACCCCAGCAGCCGGCAGCACATCGCCGAGCGGCTGATCGAGCTTGGCTGGAAGCCGTCTGAATTCACCCCGACAGGACAACCGAAGGTAGATGAAGAAACCCTGAGCGGGCTTCCGTACCCCGAGGCTGCGCTCCTGGCGGAATACTTCCTGGTCGAGAAGCGCATCGGGCAGATCGCCGAGGGCGACCAGGCCTGGCTCAAGCTCATGAGAGAGGGGCGCATCCATGGATCCGTCAACACAAACGGTGCTGTTACTGGCCGCTGCACGCACTCGAACCCCAACATCGCCCAGGTCCCCAAGGTCGGAAGCCCCTACGGAGCGGAATGTCGGGCTCTATTCGGCCCTCGCCCTGGTTGGGCTCTTGTTGGTTCTGACCTTTCTGGCCTGGAGCTTCGATGTCTCGCTCACTTCATGGCTCGATATGATGGCGGGAAGTACGGCGAAATCCTCCTGAAGGGGGACATCCATTGGGCCAACGTGCAGGCCATGGGGCTGACGCTCGATCCCCGTGACGAGCACAACCTCGCCCACAAGATCTACCGAGACAAGGCCAAGACCTTCATCTACGCCTTCCTCTACGGGGCTGGCGATCACAAGATCGGGACCATCGTCTACGACATCGTCCTATCCCTGAAGCAGGCTGGGCTGCCCTATGAGCACCTCCAGCGCAAGTTCTTCGGGGCTGTCGAAGTTCCCGCTGACGAAGACCTGAAGAAGGCCGGTCGGAAGCTGAAGCGCAACTTCATGAAGAAGCTGCCGGCGCTCGGAAAGCTGGTCGAAGCTGTCCAGCAGAAGGTCAAGGAAAAGGGCTACCTGATCGGTCTCGACGGCCGGAAGCTCCACATCCGGTCGCAACATGCGGCCCTGAACAGCCTTCTCCAGTCGGCTGGTGCCCTGATCTCGAAGGTCTGGATCATCAAGCTGTACGACAACCTATCCAGTCGTGGATGGGTCCACCTGAAGCATTGGGCGCTGTGTGCCCATGTCCACGATGAAAAGCAGGCAGAGACTACGGAGGACCGTGCAGATGAACTTGGACGCATATCCCTGGGATCTATGCGAGAAGCCGGTGAATTCTTCAACTTCCGCATCCCCATCGACGGAGAATTCAAGGTCGGAAGGAACTGGTGCGAAACTCACTGATGTCTTGCGGCTCGCCTGGGTTGGCGCCTTCACGACACGGTGCGACTTCGCCCGACAGAACGCTGAACTTGTGGCCATGGCTGCGGTCGATGGCCTGATCACCACGAAGCTGGCGACCGGTCTCTACGGCCGGCACTGGCTGATCACTGAGGCGGGCCTGAAGCGGCTCAAGCTCCTGGAGGGATGGGAATGAAGCAGATCATCGGTTGGGTGCTGTGGAACCAGCTTCACAAGTGCGCCGTCTGGACGGGGCGAGGGAGCGCCAAGCTCTACTGCTCGGAAAGCAGCGCGAAGTCTGCCCGCGCTCAGTCCTCATGGACCAACAAGGGGGACATCGTCGTCCGTCCCGTCTACTTCGGAGACGCTGAATGATCGTGCTGATGGTCACCGCCTGTCTGGCCGGTGCTCCGCAGCACTGCGCTGACTTCACGGTTCCGACGAAGTTCCGAACCCTGAACCACTGCACCCTGTTCTCCCGCAACATCCTGCTGGAGGAAGTCAAGCAGCCCAAGTTCGCGAAGTACACGGTCAAGCGTGTCGAGTGCGGCCTCGTGGGTGAGGGAGAGCGAGACGCATGATCACGCTGTTCGGCATCTACATCCTGATCACCCTGGCGGCCCTGGTCTTCATGGCGCTGCTGGTTGAGACGAGCGAGCCGTTCGATTTCTGGAAGGACGATGACGACTATGAAGTCTGAATACACCATCAAGCCCACTCGGGGTCTGTTCGAGTTCCACATCTTCAAGAAGAAGCATCTCTTCCTGGGGCTTTGGTACTGGTCCCGACTGCGCGGCTCGTGTTCTTTCGACCAGGCTGAACGTTACCTTGAGGAAATCAAGCGGTGCGAGGAGAAGTATGAAGGCTGAATACATCGACCATATGGGCGACGACATTCGGGTGGTGAACGCCGCCCGCGTGAGCATGGCGAAGGAAAGCGAGTGGGAGTGGGCACACACATTCCTTGCAGATGAAGACACTGTGTTTCCTGGGATCGACCTTCCTCACCTTTCCGAGAAGGACCAGAAACTGATCACCTACCTCGCCAAGAACAGCCACTGGACGCCCTTCGCCCACTGTCAGGTCACCCTGCGCGAGACGATGCCGATCTTCATGGCCCGTCAGCGGTTCAAGCACAAGGTCGGCATGGTCGAGAACGAGATCAGCCGGCGCTACGTGGACGAAGAGCCCACCTTCTATGTGCCCAAGGTCTGGCGAAAGCGGGCTGAGAGCGTCAAGCAGGGCAGCAGTGACGAGCCGTGCCACGGCAATCCGTGGATGCACTACGAGTATGAGGACCTTCTTCAGAAGGCTTCGGAACTCTACAACGCCATCCTCGCTGATGGCGGCTGCCCCGAACAGGCGCGCATGGTGCTGCCTCAGTCCATGTTCACCAGCTTCTACGCCACCGGCTCGCTGGTCGCCTGGGCTCGTGTCTACAATCAGCGCAAGGACCCGCACGCTCAGCGCGAGTGGGGCGAAATCCTGGGCGACTACGACAAGATCATCCGGCCGCTCTTCCCGCACGCCTGGGCCGCTCTCGTCGACTGATCAATCCACAAGTGGAGTAATTGCATGGACGAAGATTACATCGGTCCCGTGAGCCTCGACCCCGTCACCGAGCGGGCAGGGGCGCTGATCGCCCTGGCTGGGACTGTCGAACAGACCAAGGACCGAACCTCCAAGCGGCTCCTCCAGGACTACATGGAGAAGATCGTTCGGAGCATTCAGGTTCCGAGCGCGCAAGTCGTTGAACTCAAGGCCATCGAAGGAGGCAAGCAGTGAGCACCAAGGAAATGATCACCATCTCGGTGAACGAATACAATCGCCTCGTGCGCTCGGATCGGTG